CAAGTAATCTCATCTTCTCTTCGTTACGTTGGATAACTTCTGTTGCTGTCATCTGTGGACCTTGTTGCATCATAAGTTGATTAACATAGAACACAGCTCTAATACTGTCTCTTCTTTGCTCTTCCATATTTAAACCTAGTGGATTGTTTGCACCAATGTTTAATGGTTCTATTCTATCTCTTGTACCACTTCTGTAAAAATTTAGTCCACCCGGTACAGTTCTTACAGGAAGTAAGAAGCCATCATCCGGAACTAATAGTGGTGGATCAACTTGTTTCTGTGCAGCTTTGATTGTAGTCTTTGACATTTCATTTAACATCTTAACATCAGGCAATGCTGTCATTGCAGGTGATCTTCCATAAATTTCATTTGATGCTTTTAAATATCTAGGTACTACGAAAGGGAACTCTCTAAATCCACTAATAGATAATTCATTTGCATTTTTAAATTCTAAATAAACAGATTCAAATGGCATATTAGATTTATCTTTTTTCTTTGGATTAAAATCTGATCTTGGATAAACTGCGTGTAGTATTTCTACTTCTTGGTATGGATCTTTTTTAAATATACCTTTAATGTCTGTTGATGTTGCATCACCAAACTTTTGCATTGCAGCTCTAGCACTTATTTTAAATCTTCTAAAGATTGTATCTATTCTGCCTTTATCATTCTCTGCAATAAAAACTTCGTTAATATGTCTTGTTGAAAATTTTATAATATCATCATCATCTTCTTCAATAAACATTGCTGCTGTACCAAATGTAATTAGGTCATGATACAATTCAAAAATTTCTTGTTGAAAGTTTGATCTATTAAATGCTGTATACATTGCATCTGTAGATGCTTCTAACCAAAGTTTTGCTTCATCTTCATTATCAATTTCTGTATCTTTAAATCTTAAAGTAAACCAAGGTGTTGATGGATTAGTTAGCATACCATGTAATGATGCTGCTAATAATTCTACTGCTTGTATAGGTGAAGAATCAAAAACTTGTTCCATTCTTTTATCACCTCTAGCTCTTTGTTTAGTAACATCTGCTTTTCTTGGTTGCATATAATCTGCAACTTCCTGCCAATGCGTTTCCCAATTTTGTCTTTGACCTTCTAGTCTTTCGTATCTGGATAATATTCCTTTTGATAAATCTGTTCTTGCCATTATGATCCTAATAAACTTTTCTTACCTAATGTTAAACCTTCATCTACACCTTTAGAGCTTGTTAAAATTGTAGCTGATCTTCCTTTTGCTTTTGTTTTTTTCTTTCTTAAAAGAATTGAATCTTCTTCACTTGTAGCATTTACTGCTTCTGATTGTGAAACTTCTGCAGCTGTTGGTGCAACAGAAACTATTTTTCCGCCAATATTTTTTTTAATCATAGAAGATTCATTATTATTATTACCTATAGAATTTCCATAAGCATCAGTTTTTCCTGCTTGTCTGCTAGACATATAATCGCCATAGATACTTTCTTGTTGACTTACACTCATACTCATAAAATCAGATTTAGAAGTACCTTTAAAATTTTTAGATCCTAAAACTTTATCTGTAAAAAAATCTCTATTTACTCTTGATCCAGCTTGTAATGGTTTTGATAATACTGTTCCAAGAACATTGATAGCAATAGATGGAGTTTTAATTCCTTTTTTTATTTTATTTGCTCCACGATCTCTAAAATTACTATCTACAATTTCTTGATTTGTTTTTGTTAGTTTTGATTTTTGTGTATTTGCAAAACCTGCATCTGATCCACTTGCTCCACCTGCACCCATAATTATTCTCCAAATCCAGATTTAGTTTCTGACTTTCTATCTGAAAATACTTTATCTGATTTTGTTTCTGATATTCTTTTTATTTTTATTTGTTTAACTTCGTTTTCAAAAGTAATGTCATTACCATGATCTATAGCTTTGTCGTAAGTTCTTTTTTCTTTTTCTACTGTTGGTTTTTTTTTAAATATCTTTTTAATTTTATCAAACATTATGATCCTAACAAAGTTTTGTTTTCTGTTTCTGCTTCTTCCTCAACACCTAATGGTGAAGTTAAAATTGTAGACTTACGACCTCTTCTTTTTCTAGCAATCTCTCTTTGCTCTGCTGCAATCGCATCTTTTTCTTCTTGCGATAACTCGCTTGATGGCGGTGGTGGTGCAGGTTGAACTGGTGGCAGCGGTGGCATTTTTGGTTTTAGAAATCCCATAATTATTTATTTAATATGCTTGTTTTTTTTTTCTGTTGTATTAGAGATTTAGGTAAAAATCTTAAAATAATTTTATCATCACCTTTATACTTGTATTTTTCTTTAAAATTTCTTCCATATTTATAATTATCAATAATTCTTGAATATTTACTTGCTTCACCAACAGAAAGATTATAAGTTTTTTTTATCACTTTTAATGTTGTGTCCATTTCATTTGATCTTATTTGATTCATTGAGAGTGTTTTTTTTGTTTCCATAATAATCCTATATAATTCTATAACTATTATCTGCTATACTTTGTGGAGCAGTTTGTCTAGTATTAATTTCTTGTAGTCCAACTGCTAGGTAACGCATTGCATCACAAGCGTGTGAACTCCAATCGTGTACAGGCTTTGATCTAAACATTCTATTTTTATCAATATACTTCCTGTGGTAATGTCTTAACGCATCTATTAACTTTTTGCAATGGTCAGTATCAATCCAACATCTAGGTAAGGTCATTGTGGTTGCGTGTATGCCATCCTCTAGTGGAATTTTTGGAACGACTTTAAACCTTAATCCTAATTGGGTGGCGACCTCTCTCCGAGTTTTGCCATTGCCAAACTCTGTAACTTCAATGTCGTGTGGTGCAAAGTGATCTTTGTAGACATACTCTTTCTGATCAATCATCTTAATGTAGTATGGTAAACCTTGACCTTTCTCTTCGTGGTAATCTATTATATTAATGCTTCTACCTAACTGCTGATAGAATATTATACTACTGTGGTCGGAGACCCCAAGATCCCATGCTGTAGATACTGGTAAGGCAGGATCGTATGGAACTCTTGTAAGCTGTTTATCATCATCTAGTTTTGCAATCACATCTCCATATACTGCACCTTCAATGTTAGCAATCCAATCACATTCAAACTCTTGGTTATACTTCTTCTCACCCATTACTTCTTTTGCCTTGACCAACTCATCATTGTCTACGATCTTGGTATCTGATGCTTTTGCTTTGTAGTTAAACCAATCTTCCGCACCTTGTGCGTGTTGGTACAACTCATAAAAGTTATTGTTCATTCCCATTGGTGTGCCAATAAACACACAGTAGCCTTTACGATCTGATAATGCGGGTCTAATTATTTCTGGAAACAATTTACTGTTTACGTTTGCGTACTCATCAATGACACATCCATCAAGGTATATACCTCTTAACCCATCTGGAGATTCCGAGCCTAGCAAGGTGATACGAGAGCCATTAGGTAGGTCTACACGTAGTTCTGTTTCGTTAAATTTAGTGTGAGGTATCTTTGCTGTAAACTGTTTCATGTAATCCCATGCAATAGACTTTGCTTGTTTAAAGGTGGGTGCAATGTAGGCAAACCTAGGGTTCTTTAGTTTGGACAGTAGTGCTGACCTAATTAGGTGATTGATCATGCAAACTGTTTTGCCGAATCTTCTATGGCATACAAGTACATTCCATCTGTGTTTATCTATCTGTCTGTGCAAGTGAGCTTGATGCTTCCTTGGTGTGTAAGGTATTTTAATATCCATATTTAGTGTATCATGTCGGATTTTGTACCAGATACAGGTTGGTAATCAAAACCCATATTGAGCATAGCATAGCTGATAAATAGATCGGCTGCTAGTTTATTGGGAAAGCCATAAAACTTTAATATAACATTGTTTGAGCCTTCTTCTATGTAAGCAACTGAATCTAAATCGTCTGCACTAAAGTAATCCATATACTACATCTAGTGCATTTTAAAAAAAATAAAACAGAAAAGATGTATGTGTATAAAGGTGTGGGTGGCTGTAAGGGTGTCCTACAGTCCGGTGTATATATAGAAAGAAACCTGCGGTAAAAATATGGGGTATACCCCCTATCTAAAAAACAAAAACATAGACAATACTAGGTAAAATATATCTTAATTAGATTAGCGATAAATAAAAGTTACCGGTAATAAAGCATTTAATTAAATAAATTGTTGTCGATTGTTATGACGTGAGAAAAAAATCGGTTGCTGTTTATAAATGGATACGATCTTTTTAACACCTTAACAATAACTTAAAACAATTCTAAACTACAATACTGTTGCAATAATATCACACACAATAATAATTAAATTAATTTATATCTTGCCATAATCTTAACATAATTAATATATATGCTATGTATATGTTTAAAACAAATCAACCAAAGGAAACAATGAAAGCAGATATATTATTTAGAATACTAATGATACTAACGGGTTTTATATTAGCAATGTTAGGTGCAATAACTTTCTTACACGCAGGGGATCATAAAGTATTGGGTCTTTTAATTAGCTTTGCGGGTGTAATGTCATTGTTTTTAGCATTACCAGACAATGCCTAAATTAAGACACAAATATAACTATAATAAAAACAACTAACCAAAGGAAACAAATGAAAGTAAAAAACATAGAAAGCAATAATGGAAATAAAATAGCCAATCAATTTGTTATTACTGATGATAATGGTAATGAGTTTTTTCAATCTTACAATTCAATGATTGTAAAAAAACAATATACAAATGATTTTGCTAACTGTGTTAATGATGATCAGGGTCTTAAAATATATCTTGATCAAAAATATTGGAACTATAGCAACACTACCGGCAAATATAGAAATATATTTCTTAATGAAACTATAAAAGATACACGAGCCAAAATTAAAAATGGTACTTATATCTTAACAGACTTAAACAAATAGAAAGCGAGGAATAAATATGAATGATGATAGTAGCTATAATAAATTAAATAAAACAATAAAAGACTTTAATGATTATTTGGCAAAAATAAAAAAAGAGGTTGATCTAAATGACCACAGTTTAGCCATACATTATGATTATGATATTGTACCTTTGCCAGATGATATAATTGACAAAGCTAACAGAGAGGAAAAATAAAATGGACAGCAAACAAATAAGAAAAATAGTATCAAGTTTATATTGGGGTTTAAAACAAGATTATGAACAGATTGATGAAAAAGATTTGTTTTATGATGTTGGTATGATTGTAGGTTATTGTCAATCAATCAATAAACCAAAGCTATCAAGCAAAATGTATGATAAATTTATGCCAGAATAATGAATAAACAATTACAACAAAGGGAAAAATAAAATGACAAAAGAAGAAGAAATAAAACAACAAATATATGAAATAGAAAGTCAATATCCAAACTTGCATATTGATTTACATAGAGATCAATTCAAAAGTGGTGATGTTAAAAAACTATTTGAATTATATAAAAAACTAAACAAAAGGGAAAAATAAAATGAGAGATCACAGCGAATATATAGATGATTATTGTAGAGATAACTATGGTCATTCAAATTGGGGATATTTAGATACCTACACAAAAGAAGAGTTAAAAAAAGCAGATCACGATATAGAAAATAATATTGTTTTTTGGCATGATGATTGTGAGGAAGATGAATAAACAACTACAACAAAAACAAAATTTAAAAGAACTTATGAGATTAACACTTATAAATATTTTAAATGCTAAAGGTCTTTATTATCGGAAGTATCAATTACAGTATCAGCAGAAACGTCAATCATATCCGATTGATTATCTTCCCAAGATATAGATATTTTTGAATCTGTTTTAACATTTTGTACCTTATTATCTGAATATAAGTCTGTCAGTTTGTTAGCAAGGAAAGTTATAAACTTTGTCTTTTCCCTTATCCATAGTATCTGATTAGGGTTTTCTATTTCTTGATATTGAAAGACTTGCAACAGTTTATCTATTAAAGTTTGAACACCATTTTTACGAGCTTCAGTTATTCTCTCGTTCAGTTCTGGATTTTTTTTTAAGAAATGATAAAATTTCATCAAGCTGAACTCGTATTGTTTTTCCTCTAGTATTTCGGTAAGAGTTAAACCTCTCGTTAGTTTTTCGCAAATTGTATCTGCTTGGCTCGTTGTTATCAATTCTGACTTTGACTTGGTTGTAATAGTATTCTTTGAGCTGTTCATCTGTGTACTTCCTAAATTGTTGTAGTTTGCTTAATTGTTTGATCCTTGTTTCATCTGTATATTTAGCTTTTCTAAACCCTTTAACATTTTGATAGCCATGATATTTACAGTAATACGTACCATTTGCAAGTTCATAACCTTTCATTCTACATGGTATTAGTTTTCCCTCACGTCTACCGGCACGAGTAAAGCCTTGACAGAATACCTTACGCATTGGTCTACCTACCATATTACTTTTTAGGTCTTCCTTTATAATCAAGATTATTACGTTTATTGAACGCAACCTTTTCCCTATATCTTGGGTTACTATTTTTTTTAATCTTGGTTAATTCATTAATTATTTTTTGAGGATGTACATAGGTTGCCTTACTTTCACGATCTAGTTCAGCTTTTTTCTCTTTAGCTAACTTTACATAGTATGGGTTATTAGTATCTAAATTAAGTTCTGACAGGGGGAGCTTTGATAAGTTTAGTATTAAACTATCCATATCACCTCTATTATCTCTAATAATATTTTCTATATTTAATGTATTAATGTCTTCTACTAATACTGCTCTTTTATATACATTAGAGTGATCAATTTTATACTTCTTATTTTTATTATTGTATATAATTGAGCTATCTGATTCAGTTTTAATAAATAATTGGTTGATTTTATAGGTTTTACCAGATCTACCACGTACAGTTGATATAACGTGCAATTTTTCCAGAGTATCAAGGGTACGTCTGACAGTTATACGTGATAATTTAGTTTCTTTTACAACAGTAGAATAACGCAGACCACACTCATAGTTATTCTTTTTCCATGCGTGTTTCATTAAAGATAAATAGCAGTTCAAACAATTAGATTTTTTAGTACCACTTAATTTATCAAGGTGTCCATACAGTTTGTAGGTGATGTGCAAAAAGGCTCGGCTATTGTTCATTCTTACATTCTTTCCTATGATTTTGTTGTAGGTCTAGCAAGATGGCAACCCATTGATCTTCATTCATTAACTCAAAGTCTGTCGGAGAGCTTGTTATTCGCTTGATCCGGAAAGTTAGGGTAGTTGGGGTCAAATTCTTATAGAATACTAAAAAACAGGGTATATTTAAGCGACTAGCGACTATCTTTGACAGGGTTGTAGCCTTATATTTCTGTCCTTTATCATAACACGTCTCAATTATAGCTAAAGGTTCGTAGCAACGTGGACAGCACTCAATACTGTCAATATCAATCATGGCAATGCCATCATATTTTCTATGCCAATCGTTATAACTTCCATTACTGAAAGCATAAGTTTGTCTAGCCATAAATTATTTATTTTTAATTATAATTATTTCGTTATTCTTTTGTTCTAATTCTAGTTCCAATGATTTTATAATACTAGCTTGTTTCTGTATAAACAATTTATGTCTTTCAATTTCGGATTGACATTTTTTTAGTTCCTCTGGACAACCTACTTCATCAAACATTTTTTCATTGGTCATTTTTTTTTCTCCTTTTTATTAGTATATACTTCATACCAAGCCTTACAATTATCACACTCATACATACTAATTATTTCATGTTCTGAATCTTCATTAACATCTTCGGCATCATAATCATTATTCCATCTAACTTCGGTGTCGCAATAAAAACATTTCATTTCAATACCTCAATCTTTTTAACAACTGATCTAGGATATACAGTTACAGTACCAACAGAAAGTTTATCACCATCATAATTAAATGATGTAAATATTTTTACTGTCTTTGTATCTTTAGAAAATAAGTAACCTATATCTTCGCACCATTGAAAAGTTAATTTTTCAACATCTTCTAAACTATCAAACCAACTAGCATCTGTTATAATATCTTGCCAAATAATTTTTACTCTTTTGTATTTAAATTTTGGTTTTCCACCAGCTTTCATATAGATCCTTTATGCTTACTTTATTTTTAGTGACTTCTATAATTTTCTTTACCATTTCTGGATCTGGAAAACGTTTTACCTTTGCAGTTAAGCACCATCTTTGAACAGATGTGCCGGGATTTTGTACTCCCTGTATGCCAAGCTCTAACCCAAAATTATAATAGGATAGACCTTTGTCTTTTCTGTATTCTTCAAGTGTCATATTTCCTTTCTTGATTGCTCTAATTTGTATGTATATATATCATATTTAATCCTTTACAAGTAAATTAATTAGTGTATATAATGTGGAAAAAAAGGAACTTATGAAAAAAGAAAAAATCAAAACTAAAGTAAGATATTTAGGTAAATCAGATAGAATTGTAGGAAAACATTTTGATTACCCTATAACAAAAAAAAATGAAGAACTAATAGAAGACGCATTTTCAATATTTAATGGTGGTAAAGGTTTAGACCATTGGTCCTACTCATCAACGTCATCACCTATGGCAAAGAACTTAATTAATTATTCTTTTCCACAAGATGTCAGAAGAACTTTCGCATTTAGATATAAAGCTAACTTTGGCAATCTAGTTAATAACACAGTACAAAAATTAATTGGACATGAGATTTGGAAAACATCTACCATGAAAGAACCTAAATGGGATAGAGAGTTTAATAAAATTTTTCAAACAGAACTCGGCATGATAAACGAAAAACCACCGGTAGACAACAAAGATAAATTTGCCAGAGAAAAAATGGTTGAGTATGCGATTGATTGTATAGGTGTTACAGAAAAAGTTGTTAAAGATATTGTTAAAGATGACAACTTAATTTGTGAGTATCATGTAAGAAAAAAAGAAATGACAATGATAAAAGATATTTTAGGTAAGGTAGATTATCTTACAGATAAAGTATTTATAGAATTAAAAACAAAGCCACCCAATATTAGAAAGGTTAAGAACAAGGAAGAGTGGACAATGAGTAGTCAAGCATTGCCAACTGAACCTACAACAGATAACCTTACACAGACTTCGTTCTACTATATGTGTACCAAGAAGATACCTTACCTAGTTTATACTAATGATAAGGAACATATTATTTTTGATCAGACACATGAGTTAATGAAGAAAGACCATCTGGAATTTCTTTACTATAAAATGGTTGATAAGATTTTACTTTGGGAACGTATGATTATGTTCTGCAAAGGAAGTCTATCTGAACTTGCACAAATGTGTGAGCCACCAGATATATATCATCCTTTTTATTATAAGGATCTAGCACCAGAACAAGAAAAACTCATAACTAATTTATGGGGAATTAAACAACAACAATAACAAAAAAAGGAGAACTATGTCTTGGTTAATATTAAAAACAAAAGTAATCGGAACTTATACTTTTATTTACGCACAAAAAGTATGGGGACTATTACCATTTTA